CCGAGAGGACAACAACGAGCGACACAACGACATCATTGACAGCAGCGAGTATGCTTGGACGCCGCAAATGAACAAGATTCTGCTCGCGGCCAAGAAATACGAACAAGGGGCAGCTTGATATGAGCATTTTCACGAACATAAAAAACTATTTTGACAACCGCAGACGCGCAAGATTGGAGAGTGACTTACGAGTGCTTGCAAGCAAAGGCGTTGTGTTTAATCCAAAACACATAATCGACAAAGACCATTTCAACCCCGAACGCGAATTCTCGCTCCGGGTTTATGAGAACTATGTCTGGTTCTCCGCGAAGCCCTATCAAATAAAGCATTTCTACCAGACAAACACAGACATTTCGAGCGATTTGAGCTTTTTCTGGCGGGCGGCCACGAAAGATTATCCGAAGAAGCATAGCGGCATCGCCTACACAATCTCGGAAAAGATGGCGCGAATCCTGTTTGGCGGCGGTCTTACAACCGAAGTTGAGATATACCAGACTGACGATGCCGGAAACGTGACGGACAAACTCGACAAAGATAAATCAAAGAAAGCCGAAGCGCTGCTCGAAACAATCAAGAAAAAATGCGAGCTCCACGAGCGAATCCGCAAAGGCGCGGTGACGGAGTCGTGGTCCGGGCATTTGTTTATGAAGTTGAGTTATGACATCGGTTTGTCAGAATACCCGATCCTGGAAGTCGTTGACATCCGGAACGCGGAGATTGAACAGGAGCGCGGGGTAACTAAGGCAATTGTCTTTAAAAACTGGTTCAAATACGGAGACAATGATTTCGTTCATAAAGAGCGCTATACGACGAATGAGCAAGGATTCGCCAAAATTGAGAACAAGGTCTTTAAGATAACTCCTAACAGAGATGAAATTGAAGTTCCGCTTGATATCCTGCAGAGAGCATTCGGGCTTAAGGAACCGGTTCTTCCGGAATATGTGTTTGACGGCCTGAAAGGAATGCTAGCATTCGAGAAGCCCAATAGAATCCCGAATCCCGAGTTCCCGGATTCTGCGTATGGCGCAAGCGATTATTTCGGAGCTATCTCCGCTTTTGACGGCCTGGACGAGGTCTTGAGCGAGATATTCGCCGAGGTTCGGAACAACAAAACAATCCGCTACATTCCGGCAGAGTTTCTGGAGTACACGAAAGACGGTGACCTCAAAGGCATCAACAACTTCGTCCAGAACTATGTTGTTACGAAAACCTTGCTCGATCAGAATGCGAAGAACGAGATCAACATCACACCGATTCCGGACAAAATGGAATCCCTTGCGAAAAAATGGCAGACCGCTCTTGCCACTTGCTGCTATATGGCCGGAATCAGCCCAGTTGCATTAGGCATTCCGGGGATTGAATCAATCGATTCAGCCGCTGACAGCCAGCAGGAAAGGAATAAGGCGACGCTTGAGACCCGTAGCGAAAAGATCAAACTCTGGAAACCGTTCCTGGAAGGGTTGATTCTGCAGTTGCTCGCTCTTAATTCCTGGATGCAAAAGAAGTTCCCGGAAATTCAGAAGAACGAGGACCGGCTTGACATCGACTTTGACAACTGCAATGTCATCGTAAAATTCGGGGACTACATCGTCGAGAAGCAGTCCGAGAAAATCAACACATGGGGAAGTGCGAAATCTCAAGGTGTAGCATCTACCCGCGAAGCTGTCAAAAATATTCATCCTGACTGGGATGATGCTCGAATTGACGAAGAAGTTAATCTTATTCGCTATGAACAGGGCATGTCTTTAGATAATCCGCAAAATCTTCCGGAATTAACAGGATTCGCCGAAGAAGAAGAGGACGAGGAAGAAAACGAGCAGGGTGATGGCGGAAGCGTTGACGAAATGATTAACAAAATCGAAAGAGACAAGCAGAAGCAAGAAAAGAAAACGGAGTGATTAGATGAAGATCATTGAAGCTCCGAAAGAGAATGTCGCTCAAAATGTTTTGATGATAGTCTCTACTGCGACAACAAAGATTAAGCAAGAGATTACGAAATCGGTGGCGGAAGGCATAGACCAGGAAGAATTAACAAAAACCTTAAACAAGATTATCGCTGAGTATTGTAAAAGAATTGATAATCTCGAACTCCGGGAAAAGACTAGAAAATCGCTCGTGACATCAAGCCGGAAATGGTATTATCAGTTGCAGCAAACAGTAAACATTTTGAATCGAAATGTGATAAACAATTTCCCCGGCGGCACTTATACAGCAGATATCCGGAATTTGATGTCAAACCTTAACAAAGTAAATCTTAATGCAATCAGGCCATATCTCGACCAAACGCGGAAAGGTCTGGCAGTCATTGAGGATTACCGAAAAAAACTCAATGTGGCCTTGAAAGCCTTGGCCGCCGAACCACCGAAAGTGGTTGAGGCCGAAGGAAGAAAAGCATATACAGTTAGTCTCCGAAACAGAGCAGAAATGACTGTCAGATATGAAGCAAACATGCGAGATTTAGAAAGGTTGATTTCAGAAGGTGTTGAGTATGTTTGGACTACATCGCACCCGGATGCATCTCCCCGTTGCGCTCCGCACCAGGGTAAACTGTACAGCCTTAATCCCGAGAACAAAACCGGAGTTATCGACGGCATAAGATACACCTATCTTCCAGACGTCCTTAAGCTCAACAACGGGAACTCAATAATAAACGGCTATAACTGTCGGCATCGGCTGATTCCCTACCAGAAAGGATCAACTCCGCCCATGGAGTACACCAGAGAGGAAATTCAGAGGGAATATCGGAACGACCAAATTCAGAGGCGATATGAAAACCAGATTCGGCAGCTGAAGACGGAAGAACGTTTGATGCGGGCTGCCGGAAACATCGAAGAAGCAAAAAAACTTAGAAAACGATGGCGGCGATTAACTAAGAAATATGAAATAGAGAGTCTTAAAATGGGGCGCGCGTTTTACAGGTGGCGGACCAGGATAAGCGAAGATGAAGAGTATTATACAGCAACAATCGCCGAAAATATCGAAGAAATCACTCCAGAAACATTGCAAAAAGAGGAAGAAAATGGTATAATAAATATAGAGGATTTATATACAGAAGAACGCAAAAACAATGCATTTAAGTTTAAAAGCAGAGTTGAAGCAGATGATTTACTTCGGTCTTCGACTGAAAAGGCTTGGGAGAAGATGTCAACCGAAGAGAAGAAAGCGATGTATGATTACACGCTTGATTCTGCCGATATTAACTCGACTCTTAGATTGGGCAAATATGATCCAGACTCAAGAATTGGCAAGGTCATTAACAATATGACTTCGGCTATAGACAAATCGGTTTTAGAACATGATATTTGGTTGAAACGTAAAACATCAGTTAGTGGGTTAAGAAAGTTTTTAGGACTTGAGGCTACACATTTTGATCGTATGACACCGACACAACTAAATAAGATGTTTAAGGATGTTATTTTGCCTGATGAAGGATTTTTAAGCACCTCAACAGCCGAAGATGCGGATTATGTAGGCGATGGAGAGCCTTTGGATGTTACATTCCAGATTTATGCGCCAAAAGGAACCAAAGCGATGTATGTCGAACCTTTTAGCGCATATAATGCCAATTTTGGAAAGAAAGGCTTAAAATGGGACGGCAAATCAAAACCGGTTAACCAAAAAGGTGAAACCATAGTCGGAGCTGAAGCAGAAGTATTAATTCAGCGAGGATATGAATATCGTATAAAAGAAATTCTCAAAAAAGGAAGAAAAATTACAGTGATTCAAGAAGTTATTTTAAAGGAGGTTAAATGAGCAAAGAGTTAACAATGGGCGAGTTAGCCCGATACGAGCCAACCGATAAAGAACGTATAAAACAGTGGGCTAAACAAAATGCAACAGCAGCAGCCATTCGCCATCGTCTTATAAGGTTTCATGACTTTGAAGATGATTATAAACCACCTTCAGTTGAAGAGATAGAAAAGATTATAAAAGAGACAGATTAGCTCGGTCTTTTTTTATGCCTAAATTCCCTATAAATTTCCCTTAATTTCCATTTTTGGAAGTGCTACAATAAGATTAAAAGGGGGGGCAGACAGGCACAGTACAACGCAAATTTAGGCTACGGGCTTTGTATAAGCAGTAGATAAATTGAGACTGTTTTTGCGGTCTCTTTTTCGTTTTGAGCAAACGTTAAATGCTCTTTTATTTTGACCGATCAAATCGAGTCGCACTCGTAAAACGCGTATGAAAGGAGAAATAAAACAATGGAAAATTTAAAAAAGTTAATCGGCGAAGAAGTGTTCAACACTTATATCGCGCCGAAGCTTACAAAAGACAAAAAGTATTTTTTCGCTGAAGGGGAGTTCATCCCCAAAGGGCGTTTTGATGAGATTAATAATCAGTTGAAAGATTATAAGTCTCAGATTGCGGAACGTGAGAAACAGATTGAGGATTTAAGGAAATCTGTTTCCGGAAACGAAGAATTGACAAAAAGACTTAACGAGTTAACAGAAGCAAACAAGAAGCAGAGAGAGGAGTACGAGAAACAACTCCAGCAGAAGGAGTTTGATTACGCGTACAAATTAGCTCTGGAAAAGGCCGGAGCGAAAGATTCGAAGGTTTTGGATGCGCTCATTGATAAGACAAAACTCGTTTACAAGGACGGAAACCTGTCGGGTCTGCAAGAGCAAGTCGAAGCTCTCAAAAAGTCTCATGATTGGGTTTTCAACAATCAGAATCCGGCAAACCCGACTCCAAACAGAGCAGGTTTTCCGCCCAATCCAAATCCACAGCTTTCGCCTGCGCCAGGGGCAGGACAAGAGCTTCAGAACCGTAAACCCTGGAATCGTTTGAGAAGAACATTTTAAAACAAAAAAAAAGGAGTGAAAACAATTGTCATTAAACTATGCAGAAGTTTGGTCTCCTGAGCTCTTGGCAATCAAGATTCAGGAAACTTTGACAAGTCCGTTTATCGTGCCCAATGTTAAGTGGCTTGGTGCTAAGACATTTCATTTCACGCAAATGAGTACATCTGGATTTAAAACACATAGCCGTGACGGCGGATGGAACAGAGGAACAGTAACGCAGACTGACAATGAATTCAAGGTCGAATTTTCCCGTGACATTGAATTCCTGATTGACAAAGCAGATGTTGACGAAACCAACGCGACTGCATCAATCGAAAACATCGCTAAAGTATTCGAAATGACGCAGGTTGCACCGGAACACGACGCATACTTCTTCAGCAAAGTCGCTCAAAAGGCGATTGCCGCAAATCTTTATAGCGAGACAGCCGCAAACGACTATACTGTCGATAATGTGTTCACTAAACTGAAACAGCAGCTCGCAAGAGTCAAAAGATACCGCCGATCCAACATCATGTATGTTGCGTCGTGGATTATGGACCTGCTTGAACTCTCGAAAGAACTCGCTAAGAAAGTTGAATTGACGCAGGTTGCCGACGGCGGCATAGGAATCGAAACCCGCGTAACATTCATCGACGGGGTTCCCATTCTCGAGTGCATCGAAGAAGACCGCTTCTATGACAAATTCAACTTTAATCCTGCACTCGGCGGCTTCGAGCCGATCGATGGCCAATCCAGGAAAATCAACACGCTGATCGCTTCGACAGAGATGGTCGTAACGGTCCCGAAAATTAGTTCGATTTACTATTTTGAGCCTGGAACTCATACGGAAGGCGATGGATGGCTCTATCAGCATCGCGAGGACTATGACACCTTCGTGTTCCCCAACGGAAAAAACAACCAAATCGACAGCGTCTTTGTCGATGTCGTTCCTTTAGTGCCTTCAGGGCCCGGAACTTAAAAGCCAAGGGGAGAGTTTCGTCTCTCCCCTCCTTTTTCATAGGAGGAAATTGTCAATAACCCACCACTAAAGTGGCGGGCTTGCAAAAGCCTTTATTGACTAGACTAAGCGAAAGCTACGTTACCTATATCATAACACCTACGAATGTTTACCCTAGTTCGTAGCTCTGTTGCTTAACTTTAAACAGTTCTGATGGGTAGGAACAGTGAGTTAAGTGTAAAAAGTATAGGTAACATTGTCTAAGGGTACTAACTCCAGAAAGGAGGACATAACTTGAGAGTATATGTCATTAATCAAAGAAAAGAACCATTAATGCCAACAACGCCTTGTAAAGCAAGAAAACTTTTAAAACAAGGTAAAGCTAAAGTAGTAAAAAGAGAACCATTTACAATTCAATTATTATACGCAACTGGTGAAACCAAGCAGGATATAACATTAGGTATAGATGCAGGAAGTAAATTTATTGGAGTATCTGCTACAACAGAAAAGCAAGAGCTATTTTCAGCAGAAGTAGAATTAAGAAACGATATAGTGCAATTATTATCAGAACGTAGGCAATATCGTAGAAGTAGGAGATATAGAAAAACAAGATATAGAAAGCCACGATTTTTTAATAGAGTACGAAGTAAAAATAAAGGTTGGTTAGCACCTTCTGTTGAAAATAAAATACAAACACATTTAAAAATAATAAGTAAGATACACGAAATTTTGCCTATATCAAAAATAATAATAGAAGTTGCTTCCTTTGATATACAAAAGATTAAAAATCCCGATATAGAAGGTGAACAATACCAACAAGGAGAGCAATTGGGATTTTGGAATGTAAGAGAATATGTCCTTTGGAGAGATGGATATAAATGTCAAGGCAAAAAGGGTTGCAAAAACAAAATATTAAATGTACATCATATAGAATCAAGGAAAACTGGTGGGAATTCCCCAAGCAACCTTATTACTTTGTGTGAAAGTTGCCATAAAGATTATCATGCTGGTAAATTAAAATTAAATTTAAAACGCGGTCAATCGTTTAGAGATGCAGCTTTTATGGGGATTATGAGGTGGACATTTTATAATAGACTCAAAGAAATATATTCTAATGTAAAAATAACTTATGGATATATTACTAAAAACACTAGAATACAGAATAATCTACCAAAAGAACATAGGATTGATGCATTATGTATAAGTGGCAATCCTAATGCTAAAAGATTAGATTATTGGTATTATATTAAGCAAGTAAGAAGGCACAATAGACAAATTCATAAAGCCAATATATTAAAGGGCGGCAAAAAGAAATTAAATCAAGCGCCATATTTAGTAAAAGGATTCAGATTGTTTGACAAGGTAAAATACAAAGGAGAAGAATGTTTTATATTCGGTAGACGCAGTTCTGGTTATTTTGATTTAAGAAAACTTGATGGTACAGTTATTCATAGGAGTGCCAATTGTAAAGATTTAAAACTTATAAGCAAGGCAAAAACATTATTATGGGAAAGGAGGATAGATGTGGCCGTTTTCTCACATGACTAAAGTCACGTGTCTCCACAGCCACAATTTTATGAACTCTGAAAAGATTAACCAATTCATAAATGATTTTCGCGATAAATATGGGATCAATCTTGATACCGAACTGCAGAATTATCATTTTTTGGGCGGATACGGCAACAACAGGCCTATTGCTTTCGCAAACAGAGCGGAACAACTTGTCCTCCTCAAAATCGGCGAGTGCAATCCCCGGTTTCGGATCGACAAAGCTTCTGAGTTCCAACTGCAAAAGATTTACGAGGCCGCGCTCGAACAGGGATACTATATGCTTATGACAGGCGATACGACGTTGATAAGCGGTTTTGATCCTGTTTCCGGGAGCCTGGTTCCTCAAGAAGAAATCCGGAAAAGGCAGTTTTCGGATGTTGCTTATAAGATACTCCTGCAGGCGGGTTTACTCTATGCCGGCTTAGATTCCGCCGCAAGGAGTGTGCATTGGCTATGATGTACAGATACGACAAAACCGCAATCTGGCACAAGCACATCACATCGAGCGACAATGAGCAGATCCGGCCGGCCGTAAAAGGGGTTGAATTTAGATGTTTTGAGCAAACGCTGAAAACAAAAGGACCAGCGCAGATATTAGAAGGCGCTTCCGGGCAGACCGCGGCTGTCACTCTTCAGACGGACAATCCGATTGCGAAAGAAATCAAAGGCAAGGATACCGTCGAATATCAAGGCCATAAATACAAGGTTGTTTCTGTTGCAGAAATTAGAAGCCTAGCATTTAGAGGAGCACGAGAATATTTGATAGGATTGCATTGATATGAAAAACAGACAATATCAAGCAGCACTGCTCTTACACACTGCGCTTGTTGCAAATGCTCCAAAAGACACGTGGAACCTTGCTCTTAACAGCATCCGTATTGTGCAGGAACACGGTCAATGGTTCGTATTAATCGGCGGTGAAATTGCTCCTTATGCCGAGTTTACAAACGAGCCGTGGAAAAGGGGTAAAAATCCGAACGAAGGTTGGATCGAAAGAACCATCGAAGAATGTATGCCGATGATAAAGCAAATCATGAGCGGGAGCATCACACAAGCGGAAATCGATGAATGGAAACGAAACCGTTTTGAAACCGATTTAATCAGGCAATATGATGAGCATATTGCAAGGAAGGTGAGAGAACTTGAGAACATTTGAGCAGAAATACAAAGAGAAGTTCCGTGAACAGCTTGCTCAGTTTGTGATCGACAAACCGATCATTGTGAGCAACGATATCAGCTATGAGCCTTTGGAAAACGATGCTAACGCTCTTGTTGCAATCATAAGAACCGGAGCAGGACTAACATCCGGAAGAAGCGGTTTTGATTTAATTAATGTAACTTTTAACATTACACTGATAACAGCCAGTAATGATTTGCAAAAAGTATTAGGTGCTTTAACGAGTCTTGTCTGGAATTATCAAGGCAATTGGGATAGTGTTGAGCTGCCGATTTATAATGTCAAAACCAAGAACTTAGAAGATCGGACATATATCTTTAAACCTGTTTTTACAACTCCAGTTGTTATCGGCGGAGAACAGGAGGTAAAGGTCGAGGGGGAAACTCTCGAAGTTTCTTCAGTTGTCATGTCTGTTACTGTAGGCTATTCTTCCAACGCAGATATGAAACCGGATAATTTTGAATTAGAAATTGATGGAGTGAAATATCCAATCAACGCAATTAGATATGACATGTCTTCTGTTCCAGTAAGCGACCCTTCATTGCCTATGGGAGAAAGGTTCGTAAAGCAGAACATTACAAATGATACCATCGCATTTAATTTTTCATTACTTAAAACTCTCCCCGGAGTTGATCCGTTAATCGATGTTTTAACCGCTGAATTTTTCGCCGATGTCGGTTTATCAAGCAAAAATCTAAGACTTTATCGCGGTACCGATGTTGTAGATATTCAGACTTTTCAATTAACAGAAGTTTTTGAAAACGGCTCGAAAATTATAAATCTGGTACTTAGCAGGTGATAACTTGCCAAAAGAATATAAAATCTCAATTCAAAATCAAATAGTCGGATTAGAAAGAGTTGAAACAGAACAACCGCAGGTACAAGCACCAATGCAAAGTCAAAGCGCACAAACTGAAGCTTTAGCATCGAGAACTGCAACGGCCGGGAGCGCATCTAAAGCAATTGCAATTCATATGGGAAAACAAGCGTTAGGTTATGCAGTGTCAAATTACGGCAATCTTACTGGTGATTACATCGGACAGACTCGGATAAACGAAGGATTAGAAATTG